ATAATTCTGTAAATAAGCATAAGGATCTATAAGTATGTTGCTACTGCCATTGCTTGATATTAAATTTTGCCAACTAGGAAAATCTCCGGAGTTCTCAGCCGTGTTAGATCCACTCACCCAAGCATAATATCCATTTATTCCTGTTCCAAAAAGATTGTCACCACCTGGATCGCAAACCTTAACAATTATAAACTTACCTTGATAAGCCTGCCCTGTGCTAGTGTTAGAGCTACATGATGTAGCATAATAACCATCAACAGTCCACTCTTGTAGTTCACATATTTGAAGGCCTGTTTTAACTATAGCTTTACACTGCGTAGTACCTCCCGGATCAGAAACTTCATAAGTTATAGTATATACGTCTGAAGGCATGTTAGAATCTTGATACCCATTGTTAACTAAATCTACTTTAGCTGCTGAGTTAAATAGCGCTGGACCTGGGTTTTCAAATCCAAAATAACCTGGAGGCGTTATAGTTTGTTCTCCTGGGGTTCCAGCTCCTCTGACCTCACTTATTTTAGTAAAAGTTAAATCTTTATATCTATTATTATTTCCCAGTAAGTCTGTTGATCTCCAACCAGCTCCATTAACAGCTTTTAATTCACCTATGTATCTAACGCTAGTTGATCCAGGTTCAAACGGGGGCAGTGGGCAGTCGTCCCAGAGCTCAGAAGCGTCTACACATGACAAAGGTTGATCCTTTACAACTGTAACAGCTTGCGAAACCTCTAGCGTAGCTGGAGAGCCAAATTCTAACTTAGAATTAGAAGAAGGACCAAACGCGTTTATAGTTATATTGTTGCTTAAGGTTACAGTCATTTGACCATTGACTGGTGTATTGTCTTGAATAGATAAAACACAAGTACCTTCTGGCACGTTTCCAGAAAAACCTTGAGTTGTTAAATAACACATATCATCTACGTTTATAGCTCCAGAAGCAAAAGGCCAGTTATAGGCTACAAAAGTGTTGTTATTAGAAACGTCGTTTATAACACCAAAAGGAACAATAGGATTTCCAGGCGGAGAGTATGAGTTTCCACTCGTCTGCAAGCCAGAGGGTAATGGGTTAGAAACATCTGTAGTAGTAACATTCCAACCAGAACTAATATTACTAGCGCTTGATCCGGAATAAACTTTTACAACCGTAACGCCTGTTTGATTTTTTAAAACTTTAATATCAGCTGAATTTTCACCAGCTGTCGGTATATGTGGTTGAGTGTTGCCTAGGTTTAATTGTTCTGATTTAGTGAAAGGTAAGCCATTTACAGTCGCTGAAAAATTAAAAGTAAAGTTTCTAGCATTGACATCCGCACCATACCATATTTCAGCTACAAAACCAGGGGCAGTTTTTATCATATATTGCCGGCTTCCTAGTGTTGTTTCTGATAAAGAAAATACAGGGTTTGAAACTCCAAGCGCAGTGTAAGCTGTTTGAACGTTTAACCCGTTGCCGTCTATTACGCTTTCTAAAACTAAAGGTGTTTGATCTGAAACAGCTATAGGTGAACCGAAGTTATCTACTAAATAAATTGGAGATTGCAAACAGTCCTCACCGGACCTTAAGCTTTCATTAAATGGGTTGTCGTTCCAAGATGAAAAACCTGCGGCGCCTGTGCCAGTTAGGTTTTCATTTATTATAATGTCATTTATATCTTTAACTATTCCAGTGGTAGATGTTTCCCAAAATATATCTAATAAACTTTCTACTGGCTCGGTTTCATAAACTGCTAAATACTGTATTCCAGGAGCGTCCGAGCTATAAACATTTATCTCATCACCTAAAGCTACTGAAACTGCTGAAGAAACAACTAGTTGTGCCGGTACAATAAAGTTTAATAATTGACCTCCAGTAACCTGTACAACATTGTTAACTTCAATTTCCAATGGAGGACTCGCTATAGATCCTGAAACGTTTAAAACAACAGTTCCCTCAGGAACACCTGTAGTAGTTTCCACAACTTGACCAGCGGCAATAGGAATGCTGCCCGTTCCTGCTGTAGATAGCTGGAAAGTTGTTCCAGTAAAACCAGAAGGAGCAACTTGAGCGTTTTGTCTAGCAACATTGCTACCTGTAAAACCTGAACCTGCAACAACTAAATCTGTTGGAAACCCTGGCCCAACAACACTATCACCAATTTCTATTTCAGCTTCGTCACCTGATATTGATGTTATTTGAAGTGTGTCGGTAGTCGCTGTTACAGCTACAGTAGCGCTTACCGCATTAAAGTTTACATTAGCTACTTGACCTATTTTACTAGCTGTATTTATTCTAGCTATATAAGGATCTGACTCTAAAGAATAAAACTGTGGAAAAAAGTTTGGATTTGGTGGATCATTAGGATCGAAATCAAATAAATCTTTAACAGTTGCAATTGTTGACGCGAAATCAGACGTTCTACCCGGATAATACTGTAAATTACTAAGACCTACGTTTGAAGCTCCAGGCGTAACATCTATTGTGCTATTAGAGTTTTCTACTCTACCATAAAGTTTAACAGAACTTCTAAATTGATTTTGAACTGGACCAACCTCTGCTAAATCTCTAGGCACCTTGTTTATGTTATCGCTTATAAGAACAGCATGAGACGTTTCACCTATTTCCAATGTAGTACTATCTGGATAAGCAGCCATTATACCAGGTAAATAAACATTGTAATAATCCTGCTCTGTTTGTTTTACAACGATTTTAAAAGAATACCAGCCTAGTGGGTTGTAATCGCTAGACGTTGAATCTCCATTATAAACACCTGGGGTGCCTGTAGTTGCTATTGTTTCATTAAATAATAATTTTATTGAATCACCAGGCCATTCATCTGGATCAATAGACTTGTTGTTGTATGGTGAGTAAACGGTAGATCCTATAAATGTATCTTGACCAACAGTTATAAGCTCTTTGTTGTTAGAGAGTATTACACCAGACTGTCTACCGTATCGATCAGACAAAACAACTCCAACTTGATAATTTCTGTTAGTTTTAACGCTATGATTAGGGTATTCTATAATGCTAGTTGTGTTTTGTACATCGTTACCCGGTTTTATTATTATAATTTGACCTAAGTTTATAGGCGCCGTAGTGGCGTTGTCTATAGTTATTGTACCTGTGTTTCCAGCTCCAGCAGTAACAGCAGTTACCATTGTTCCTTCGGGTATACCTGGACATATAACAATATAACCAATCTGTATAGTTGAACCGCCCTTTGGCGTGTAATTAGTAAAAGTTATAGTAGTAGAACCTGTTGGTATCGCGTCCGCATCTACAGTAACTTGGTTTAAAGCTAGTTCACTTTTAGGAGAAATAGCTACATTGTAATTTAAACTATCAGGAGCGGTATGCTTATCTTGAAAATTACCATATATAACTCTATTGCCAGAAACCTCCTGAGCAAAAGCTCTAACTGGTACTTTATCGTAAACTCTTATTAAGTCTCTTTCGGGAAGTGTTTTTATTGGCTTTTTAGAGTTGTAGTTGTATATGTAGTAGTCTGGCTCACCTATAGTTAAAACTGTATTATCTGCTATATTTTGAGCACTGCTTAAAGTTATTGTGCCGGAAGTGCTTGGGTTTTCGTTAGGATTATCTGGTGCGTAAGAACTAACAGTTACAATAGAAGTTCCTAATATACCAAAACCCGTCACCCTATCACCAACATTTATACCGCCTTGGACATTGTCCACGGTAAGCGATGTTGTTGTCGTACTAGCAGAAGCTTGGCATTTCGCTGCTGAGTTAAAAATAGTGTCAATATCTACAGTATCAATAACTTTAACAGGTAATTGGTCTGACTCTTTATAGAGCAGCTCCATAGATTTAACTTTTAATAAATTTTCTAACTCATAATTATTAAAAGGCAAAGGTATTCTAAGCTTTATATTGTCTACTTTGTTTTCAACAAAAGAAACTATTGTACTTCTATAAGCTTCATCTTGATCATTAACGCTGTCTATGTTATCAGCTGAAGGTTTGTTAACATACATAAAATACCCGTCTTGTTTAGGTATAAATGCAGCTTGTGTAAATGTAGAAAACAATGAATACTCGTCATCATCAAATTTAAACCTGTAAGCAAATCTAACAAATTTATCTTCTAAGTAAGTTGGATCACCTGCATAATCTTTATCATAGTAAGGATTAGCATTAAAAACTATATCTTGAGTAAACGCGCTTAAGGTTGGTAAAGTTCCGCCAGTTACTGTTATTTCCCACACCGGTGGATTAGCAGAGCTATTATAATTTAAACTACTAACTGTAGTTCCTGTGTCTACAATTGACGGCGGTACAGAGTTTGTTGTGTAATAAACTTTAGCGCCGACAGAACCATATGCGCCGCCTGCTTCAATTATATCTCCTTCTAAAGTTCTTAAATTTACTTGACTTGCTCCAGCGGATACATTATTTTGAATATTACCTTTACCTCCATTTGGCAAGTAAAAGCTTGTTGTATCTTTCATTGTACTTTCATACTCATCAGTCGAAGATGTAGATAAAGTGCTTTCAGCATAAAGTTCTATAGCTGAGTGAGGATTGTATTTAGCTACAGATATTTGATCTTCTGTTGTGTAGTAATTAGATATATTAGTGGCACTGTCTATATTTATTTTTCTAGGTTGATTTTTATTGTCAGTCCAGAAAAGTAAGTTTTCTAAAACATTAGCACCATATATAGGAAATTGTGTAGAAAAATTTAGAAAAGCACCTTGAACTAGAGTGGTTAATGAGTTGTCACTTGAATTAAAAGTTATTATAAAATTATTTCCACTAGGACTATAATCATTTACTCCGCCATTTTGATCTGTAAAAAATAAATAAGCCACTGCTTTCGAGTCATCAACAACGTAGCCTATACACGTTAAGTTAGAAACACCAGTATGAGCACCAACGTCTCCAACATTTGTATTACCTAAAACATTTTCTAAAGAGCCAACTTGTTCACCTTCAGATTTATTTACCTGTACATTAACTGCGTTTCTATATTCATTAGAGCCAATTATACGAGCGTCCAAATCTTTATTCATTTTGGACTTTAAAAAAGTATTTTTAGATTTAGCCATTAAATTTTAGTGTTTTATCCATTTAGACTTACCTCTCATAACTTGAACTATTTCAGTAAGTTTTATATTTGATAATCTAATTTTTGCGTTTCTAAGTTTAGAGCTTTTATCTCTTCTAAGTCTTTGAACTAAATACTCAGGTTGATTAGCTCTAGTAGACACTATGTAGTGCAGTATGCAAGCGTATAGAGCTTCTTCCGCTAGCTTAGGTACTTTAGTATCTTTGTCGTATGCTAAGCCATCAGATATATACTCTAGTACAATTAATTTATCTACGAGATCGCTAGAAAAAGACATTTTACCTTCTCTTTCGTCTATAGTGAAATATCCATTTACGTTTGAATACTGTGGATCAGCTCCATAAAACTGACCTAAATTCCAATTTCCGTTGTAACCATAAGCATTGCTGAAATAAGCCCAATCGTCTAAATTAAGATTATTTGTTAATAAATTAGTTCTAGCTTGATCCCATCTTTCTTTTGTTATCGATGTACCCTCTATATTTTCTCCAAAATTATCTTGAGTTGGAACACCTTTGTTGTCTTGAACTGGTGTGTTATAGGGTATAGTTGTTAAGTTGTTAGTTGGAAATATAGGTCTTTTTACACCGTATTTATCTATCCAAGAGACATTAACATAATTAACATAGTCTTGAGGTAGTATAATATTTAAGCTGGCTGGTATTGTTAATTCTTGAGAGTGTATGCTTTTTAAAGTATCATAACTAAATTCTTGTAAAGATCTTTTAGCAAAAAATAATACGTCAGATTTTTTAGCTGTTTGAATTATTTTACCATCACCAACATAGCCAACCATAAAGTTATCTATAGCATCGTTAAGGGTTATGTATTGATATCCTCCGTAGTTATCTTCTACTGTATCGCCTATCGCCTCTTCAGAAGGTGTGCTAGCGTAGTTACCTCCATCTAATTTTTTAAGTTGTACAACTAAAAATATATCAGTGCTTAAAGCACCTGTTACGGTTATAACGTTGTTTTGTACTGTATAAGCAGAAGTGTACTCACTCCAAGAGCCTGGTAAGCCAGTTGCGCTAGTGTATATCTTGAAGTTGTTTAAAGTGTAATTTATATTATTAGGATCATAACTACCAAAAACTAAATCAGTATCAAATGTAGTTGTAAAAGATTGACCATCGAAAGGAGCTGTTGATGAACCTCTAAAGCCTTGAGCGCCTTGATAATATTGTTGGTTTGTTTCTGTTATTAAACTCATTTAATTAAGATTTTTCGTTTGTTTCAATTTTTTGAGCTTCTTGTTCAGCTACTTGTATTATAGTAGGATCTTTAACTATAATTCCGCAATATTTTAATATATTAATTATTATATTGTTTTTTTCTGAAATATCTAATTCAAAATTAACAGTAGAAGAACCAGACGTTCCTGAAGGACTAAATAGGTATTGGCCAAGAGCTCCAATAGTAAAGCCCCAGCTTGGAGAAGATGGTTTAAATAAAGAATTTACAGAAAGCGCGCTTGGTTGAGGACTAACTTTTATTAACAACTGGTTTGTTGTTTGAGGAAAAATAGGAGTTGTAGTTTGAGTTGTTAAACACATTGGGTAACTCTCTGTTGGTGAAGTTAGTTTTGATCTAGTTATTTTTGAATAATCTTTTTTACTAGCTAGTTGAACTATTGAAGTATTATTGGTTCTATTGCCTGTATATGTAGCCTCTATTTCACCTATAGTATACAAAACACCAGTACCGCTATAAACCCAGCCATCGTTTGTTGCGTTGTACGTAAAAGACGCTTCACGCTCAAAAGGATAAAGCTTGTAAGATATGTTTTTAAAAATATCAAAAAACTCAGTATCGTTTTGGGAGTTGTTTTGATTTAATCTGTTTATTTGATTTCCATCTGGAAAATAAGAATTAAATATTTCGTCTTGAACTTGTTCGGCTAGACTATTAAATTCAGCAGGCGTTATATAACCTCTTTGCTCTTTGTTTAATATATACAAGACTGTTTGATATACCGTATTTACGCTTACTGCCATTTTTATATTTTTATTATAATACAGTGGAGACTACTTTCGTAGTCCCCATCATATTAGTATTACTTGTTTTTATAGTTTTTTCTCGATAGATCTAAAAATTTCAACACCTTCGTCTGTTTTTAAGAACGCAGCAAATGCTGAGTATGGATTTTCATCAAAAGGTACATTCATTAATTTTCTACCATTTGAAGCCCATGTGAAAGTTCTTTGATCACCAGATAAATTAATAATATTAGCTTCAGTAGCTCTAATAGCTATATTTCTAAGCTGAACATTATCATCTTCCGCTAGGGCTATAAAGTTTTGTGGACTGTTTTTAGCAAACAACAGCAAATCTCTTTTAAGTTCTTTAGAACTCATTTTAGATACAGCTGATCCAAGCTCAACTCTTAAAATAGCTTCTGCTTGGTCTACATCTATTTCTCTAGCTAAATTCATAGCATCTATTTGTACTTCTAAATCGCCTAATTCATCTTCAGCAACAGCAATAGAGCTATATTCATAATATTTACTATCTTTATATGGGTGATATAATGATAATAATTTTTGTAGGTTTTGCTTTTCTTTAGAAACATATAACATTCCGTCTTTGAACATTATATGACCTAGAGTAGCTTCTCCTTTTTGCTCCTCAACAAAACAAGAGTTTTGATTAGTAGCATATCTAAGTTCTTTTTGAATTCCATTTTCTTTATCAAACCACAATAGTGGATATTTAGAACTATGTCTTGATGGAATCGTGTAAGTTAAAGGTGTTTTTGAACCTTTTAAAAAATAAGTTCTATCTTTTATTTCCCAGCTTGGTTTAACTGGTTGTTTCGGTTCTACAGGTTTATGTACAACCGGCTGAGGTGCAACCTCAACAGTTTCTTCTGCTTTAGCTTTTTTAGCCATGATATAATAAAATTAAATAGTTAATAGAAGTAAGAATTACCCCTGAAGTTTCATCAGGGGTAAACCTTACAGTATAATTAAGCAGTAAACAATACGAAGTTGTTTGCTCCTTGTACAACTAAACATCTTTCAGAAAGGAAGTGTACTTCCATTGCATCAAGATCTGAAGTGTAAGCTCCTCCTACAGAACCAGTGATCCAGTTTTTCATTCTACGATCGTCAGCTTGTGAAGCTCTATAACGAACGTGTAAGAAAGGACGACGGATATTAGTTCCTAAGATTTGATCGTAAACAGTTGAAGTTCCAGCTGGTACTAAAACACCATCAATACCAGAGGTAGTTAATCCACCACGAGTAGAAGCATCGTTCAAATATTTCCAATCAGTCTTGTAGAAATCGTAAGATCCTCTACGGAAACCGCTAAATCCAAGATTTAAAGCCATTTCTTCGGAATTTTCAAACAATCCAAAAGAACTACCACCTTGATAAACTGAACCCGCGCCACCAGGGGCACCAACAGCAGCTAGCATGTCATCAAAATCTAAAGCCGTTTGACGGTTCAAGAAAAGCATATTTTCTTCAATAGCTCCTTGAGTGTCTAAGTTCTTTAAAATTGAATCAAATTCAGCCAAACCATTAGCAGCTGTAAATCCAGCTAAAACGTTTCCACGATTTTCGATAGCAGCAAAAAGACCTTCAGTTCCTTTTACGGTAGCCGCAAGAGTAGATAAGTTGTTTTTAAGTTCACCTTCAACTACAGACATTTCTAAGTAATCTTCAAAACGTAGTCTTGTTTCAGACTCAGCTTTTAAATACCATAAAAATCCTCCAGTTCCATCTTCAGTAGCAACTTCTACCCAACCGATCTGAGCAGTGTCAGAACCATTAATAGCATATTTATCTTTAATGATAATTGGGGAGTTAGAATACTGAGTAAAAGAAGGAGTTACAGAAATTCTGTTATCATCTCTTGTTCCTTTTGCATATTCAGAACCATATACAAAGATTTTAAGAGCAGGTCCACCAGTTACTAAATCAACTTCATTAGCACCAGGTCCTGTTCCGTCAAGAGCTTCTTGAGTATAAGGTTTTACTGTCAATACGCCAGCACCTAAACCAGATCCTGGAGTAGCTCCAGAAGCCTCAACATAACATTTTAGCTCATTTCCGTTAGCACCGTTAGTTACTACAATTGTAGCTCCTGGAGATACTACGTTTTCTACTAAAGTCGCACCAGATCCACCAACAGGGATAGTTAAAGTAGAGACTTTAGCTCCAACAGCTCCAGAAGTTGTAGCAATTACAGAATTGTAAGAAATGTGTAATCTGTTTTGTTCAGACCATACAACTTGGTCAGATGTCATAGGCATTTCAGCGCCTACCATTCGTAAAAATCCAGATAACGTTCTGTTTCCATAACGCTCTACCTCAGCTTCGTAGATTTCTGGTAAATATTGCTGAGCAAAATCACTCGTGCCATTTGTAAAATTCAAATAGTTTGAGTCTAGTGTTTGTTGTTTCTGCGATGGAATAATACTTCCAAATACAGGTGCTACATTAGCCATAATTTTTTAGTTTTAATTTTTAAATTTTTTAATTTTAAGTTTTGTAGAATCAGCACCACTAATAGATTTAACTCTTAATCCATTAATAAAAACATTTCCATTACTAGAAGGCCTAGCTTTAGTGTCGCTTAAGTTTTTAGAAGTATCTACAACCTGTTTGACCGCATCGGCTTTACCTTGCTCGTAGAAATGTGATGCTATTTTATCTACATTTTCAGCAGCATACATTGCTTTATGATAACCTTTATAGTCACTAACAGAACCGTTTTTATCTAAGAACTTCCCGATAAGGTTGTTAATGTCTGATTGTTTATCAGCAATACCGTCAGCGTTTTGTATCTTATACCTATATTTCTTTTGACCAACACTGATATCGAAACCTTCGAAATCATTAGTGAAAAGCTTTTTAGTATTTTCTTGAAACACTTTACGGTTTTCTTCAGCTTGTTCTTGCTGCTTATTATATCGATTGAAAAAGTCCATAGCTTTTTGCGCATCAGGATTTACATTTGATCTCAACTTGATATCAGCGTAGTATTTTTCCTTAGTGCTTTCCAAAAAGTTTTTGGCTTTTGCAACTTCTTCTTTAAATGCAAGTTTTTTCTTGCGTATATCTCTATCTTCGTCTAAATCTTCGTCATATTGAAAATCTTCTAATAACAAATCAATATCTGAATTATCAAGATATGGTTTTTCTTTTTTGTAATACTCTTTTAACAATGTGGTATCGTCTACGCTAGAGTAATCAGCGTTTAATCTCACGTAGTCTTCTACACTACCTCCAGTCTCTTCCATAAAAGAAACTAGTTTTTCAATGTTTTCAGGTAATTGTTTGCCTAAAACCTTTTCATCTCTTATAGCTTCTTTTAATTCTTTTTCTACTTCACCAACTTCTTCAATAATTTCTATTGGAGATTCTACTGTTTCTTCGGTGGTCCGTACTTCTTCAACCACTGCTTCGCTGTCGCCACTGTCTTTGGGCTCTTCGATAATAGCATTGCTATCATTTGTCTCTTGTGTTTGAACGGCATTTTCTTCTTTTTCTTTTGGTATAACTACTTTAGTAACATCTTGCTCAACATTTTGCTCTTCCATAGGCTTTTTAAGCTCAACCTTTGTTACTTCGTCTTTTTTAACTAGTTTTTTAGGTGTAGTTTTCTTTTTACCTTTTAAAGTAAATTCACCTTCTTTTTTTACTTCTGACATAATATAATATAATTTAAAAAATTGTTTTGCCTACATAAAGGCACCAAGACCTTGGTCTGGTTGATTTTCAAAGTCTATAGGTAAACCATCATTTTTTCTTTGGCTTATCATTTCACTTTGTTGGGTTGCTTGTATTTTTGTTCTTTTATCTTTGCGATCTTCTATAAATTGCTCTTTACCTTTATCTACTTGAACGTCCATTTGCTTAAGCTGCATATCGTATTGGAATTGTCTCTCCATTTCAGCCTGCTTTATTTGAGCTGCAATCTGCATTTTCTGTAGTTCCATTTCTTGCTTAGCCTTTTCAATGTCAACCTTAGTTGACGCTACGGCCTGTTGTTTTTGAACTTCCGCCATAGCTGTTCTTTCAGCTGTTTGAGCTTGAGCATCTGCTTGAGCAGCTATATTAGCTTGCTGTGCAGCTTGATCACGTTCCATTTTAACCTTACGCTTAATCTTTAGCATTTGATTAGCTAACTTAAGGTTTTTAATTTGGCGTATATCAATAGCATCTTCTAAGTCAATACCACCTGACTGTAATGCAACTTGTATGTTTTGCTCTAACTGAGCTCTTTCTTCTTCATCCGGCTCTAATTCTAAGAATATACCAAAATCATGTAGGTTTAAGTTTATAACTTCGTCTAGTGATTTTATGTTATAAGTAGATATAGAGTTTTGTAACGATGCTCTTGTAAGCGGGAAACGCAATGCATCTGCTATTTTAAGCGATACATTTTCTGCTAGTTTAAGAGTTAAATACAAACTAGACTGAACAATGTGTCTAGTTGCTACGTTTGACGCATTAGCAGCTAGCTTCTGTAACCCTACAAGCGTAGATTTATCAGGAACACTACCGTCTCTAGCTTCGTTTAGCCCTGTCACATCACGTATCATCTGTAAATAGTATTGATACGTCTGTATAAGACTTTGTATTTTAGCACCACCACTTGAGCTGCTAAGTTCTTGAATAGGTACTTTACCGTGGTTTAATTCGCCATCTTGCGTTAAAGATCTACCAACGATACTACCGGTTTGAAAATACATATTTAATGCTTCAGCCGGGTTGTAGTTTGTTCCATTGCCTAAATCAACTTCTGCTAAACCGTCCATATCAAGATAAACACCATCTGGTACCATTCTTGACAACACTTGTTGTAGTTTTAAATGAGTTATTTGAATCATATCAGCAAACCCAATACACTTACTAACAATAGACTCTATTCTACCTTTGTACATTCTAGGCGCACATATGGCATAATTCATAGCAACTTTAGTTGTGTCAGCGTATGGTCTTGACATGTTTTCAGCTAACTCCCACTTAAGTATTGTATCTGTTCCCAAAACTACAGCGCCATTGTAAAGAACTTCTATAGTTCTTGATACTCTTTCAAAGTTATCATTTTCTGGTGGATTAAATGTATCTGGCTTCTCGATAGCCTTCATTAACCCTTGATCAGTTTGTTTTATTTTAAATACTTGATTATGGTATGTTTTATAATCAAAGTACAAAACTTGAACTGTATTTTCGTCGTATTGTCCCCAGCCAGTTATATATGATTTATTACCTGGCATATTCTGTATACGCTCTAATTCTTTTTCAGATATATTAGGAAACTCTTTTTTAAGCTCTGGTATTGTTATTGATTTAACTTCACCGACATAGTATATGTCTTCAAAGTTTGGATCTTCTGTGTAAGAATAAACCATATAAGAAGGGTCAACATAGTCAACCTTAACACCTTCAGCTATATTGAAACTAGTTTTTGCAGCCGCAATACCTAATACAGTTAAATCCATATTAAGTCTACGTCTAACTAAGTCGTATTTGTTTTGTGCAAATACAGTGTTAATACTTTCTTCTTCAGCTATTTCAATTGACTGCTTGTAGCTTAATTGCATTTTAAGCTCTAGCTCTTCTTTTGATTCAGGTATAACATCAATGCT